CTCCGTCGCGCTACAAAGGCGCATGGGGCGGACGCGGATCGGGCAAATCGCATTTCTTCGCTGAAAAGCTGATCGAAGACGCGATGGCCGAACCCGGCGAGACCGGCGAGGGCCTGCGGGCTGTCTGCATCCGTGAGGTTCAGAAGGATCTAGCGCAGTCGTCCAAGCTGCTGATCGAGAGCAAGTTGCAAGCCCTGCGGATCACTGAGGCTGACGGCTTCAAGGTCTACAAGGATCAGATCGCCACGCCCAAGGATGGGCTGATGATCTTCAAGGGGATGCAGGACTACACCGCCGACAGCATCAAGTCGCTGGAAGGCTTCAAGCGGGCGTGGTGGGAAGAGGCGCAGTCCGCGACGGCTCACTCGCTGTCGATGCTCCGGCCCACGCTGCGTGCGCCAGGCTCTGAGTTGTGGTTCTCATGGAACCCGCGCCGCAAGACTGACCCGGTGGACGTGATGCTCCGAGGCGCAGAGAAACCGACCGGCGCTGTCGTCGTCAACGCGAACTGGCGCGATAACCCGTGGTTCACCCCCGAGCTTGAGCAGGAGCGGCTAGATACGCTGCGCATGTCGCCGGATCAGTATGACCATATCTGGGAAGGCGGGTATGCGTCAGTCCTTGAGGGCGCTTACTTTGCCAAACACCTAGCCGAGGCCAAGGCGCAGGGGAGAATCGGGCGCGTACCGCCTGACCCGCTGATGACGCACCGAGTATTCGTCGACATTGGCGGCACCGGAGCGAAGGCCGATGCCTTTGCCATGTGGGTCTGTCAGTTTGTCGGCATGGAAATCCGCGTGCTGGATTACTACGAGGCGGTCGGCCAGCCGCTGGCTACCCATTTGTCATGGCTCCGGTCAAGGGGATATACTCCCGAAAAGGCCGGGATATGGCTTCCGCACGACGGTGAGACGAACGATAAGGTTCACGACGTGTCCTACGCATCGTCTATCCGGGAAGCTGGATACCCGGTAACGGTGATTCCGAATCAGGGCAAGGGCGCAGCGATGGCCCGGATTGAAGAAGCGCGGCGGTTGTTCCCGTCCATGTGGTTCAATCAGGAAACGACACAGCCGGGGCTTGATGCGCTGGGCTGGTATCACGAAAAGCGGGATCAGGCGCGCAATATCGGATTGGGGCCTGAGCATGATTGGTCGAGCCACGGGGCTGACGCTTTCGGGCTTATGTGCATCGCGCACCAAGTGCAGAAATCCACGGCCATGCCGAAGATTCAATACACACGACAGCGGCTGATATGAAAATGACCGAAGCGGAGTTTCTGACGTTCCTGCAAACTGAGCAGGAGGCTTCGCATCGGTATACGTCGAGCGAGATTGAGGCCGACCGGGAACAATCGCAGCGGGACTATCTCCGCAAGCCCTACGGAAACGAGCTTGAGGGTCGTTCGCGGGTAGTTTCTTCCGACGTCTTCGATACTGTCGAGGGGATTCTGCCGGATCTGCTGGATGTGTTTGTCTCCAGCGACAAAGCGGTGATGTTCGATCCCGTCGGCCCGGAGGACGCGCAGGGCGCAGAGCAGGCGACGAACGCTTGCAACTACGTGTTCTATAAGCAGAACAACGGGTTTCTAGTCCTTTACACCGCGCTGAAGGATGCGCTGCTGTACAAGACCGGCGCTATCAAGTGGTGGTGGGACGTAACCCCGGTGGCGACGTTCACGACGTACACGACCGACGAGATGCAACTCGCGGTCTACCTGACGACGAATCCTGACGCGCAGATTCTGGAGCAGGAAGAGGTCGAGCCGACGCAGCAAGATCAGCAGATGATGCTGCAGGGCTTCCAAGTGCCTCGCAAGGTGCGGGTGAAGATCAAGACCGTGGAGAAGAAGGGCCGCGTGAAAGTGGCCGCGCTGCCTCCTGAAGAGCTTCGAGTCTCCACCAAGCACGATTCCCCGGACCTGAGCGATTCGCCCTATGTGGCGCACGTCTACAAGGTCACGCTCTCGCAGCTTCGCGGGATGGGCTTCGACGTTGACGAGGATGACGTCACCCGGGCGCACGACAACGCGGACACCGAAGCGGCCTATCGTTCTGACACGCTGCTGAACTACCGGCTTGAGGACGACAACCCGAGCGACCCGACGACTTGGGAAGGCTGGCTGCGAGAGGAATACGTCCTCGTTGACTTTGACGGCGACGGCATCAGCGAACGCCGCCGGGTTCTCCGGCTGGGGGACAAGATCCTTGAGAACAAGGAAGTGTCGCATGTCCAGATTGCCGCGTTTACCCCGTACATCCTGACGCACCAGTTCCACGGCTTGAGCGTGGCTGACCTGCTGTCCGACATCCAGAAGATCAGCACTGACATTTGGCGTCAGCAACTCGACAACCTGGACTTGGCCAACAATCAGGAAACCGTCGTCCTGACTGACTCGCAGGGCAACCCGCTTGCCGACCTTGACGACCTGCTGAACCGGCGCCCGGGCGGCATCATCCGCGAGAAGCTGCAAGGCGCTGTCCGGCCCTACGTGGAGAACTGGAAGGGTATCGAATCCCTGCCGATGGTCGAAGTGATGGCGGGTATTCGGGAATCTCGCACGGGATACACCAGATACTCGCAGGGGATGGACGCTGAATCCCTGAACAAAACGGCCACGGGTATCACCAAGATTATGAACGCGACGCAAAAGCGGATGCGTTTGATGGCCCGCATCATGGCTGAATGCCTTGTCGCGCCGATGTTCCGGGGGATATTCAAGACTCTCACGGATTACTGCATGGAGCCGCTGTCCATGCGGCTGAACGGGCAGTTCACGCAGTATGACCCGCAGGAATGGCGCGACGGGTATGACATGACCGTCAACGTCGGTTTGGGAACTGGCGACACTTTCGAGCAGATGCAGTATCTGCAACAGATCGCAGGCGCACAGATGGCGCTGATGCAGTCCCCGATGGGTGGCCGCGTGGTGACCGAGGCGAACGTCTACCAGACGCAGGCTCGCATCGCTGAAAAGGCCGGCTTTAAGAACCCGGGCGAGTTCTGGACAGACCCCAGCAAACTGCCTCCGCGACCGCCGCCGCCGCCGCCGCCTGAGTTGATGAAGGCGCAGGCCGAGATGCAGTTCAAGCAGCAGGACATGCAGATGAAGGGCGCACAGCTACAGGCTGACATGCAGCATCAGCAGCAGACCGCCGCGATTGAGCTTCAGAAGGCGCAGGTTGAACTCCAGATCAAGCAGGCGGAGTTGGAGCTTAAGCGTCAGGCGCTGCAACTGAAGGCCGAGGAAGCCGCTTTGGATGCCCAGATCGCACAGCAACGTGCCGTGATGCAAGCATCGGACGATATGGCCCGTGCGCAGAGGATTCAGAATGACGGCTATTGAAGAGCAAACCCGCGCCCAGCGTGCGGCTGAACTGCTGGAGAATGAAACTCTGAAGCAGGCGCTTGAGGCCATCGAATCCGAGGTTGTCCGTCAGTGGGGGGAATGTCCTGCCCGAGATAAGGACGGCAAGGAAGCGCTGTGGCAGTTGTACAAGACGGCGCAGAAATTCAGGAACCTATTGAACGGGTATGTCGAAACTGGCAAACTCGCGACTGAGAATCTGCGGCGTCACGACGAGCAGAGCAAGATTCGGCGGCTATTTGGCCGCTAAACGCCCGCAAGGGCAAACCCAGCCGACCAACCTGCGGGAGTCGGCACCATGGAGCGTGAATGGACACCAATCCTGAACAGGAAGTGACCGAGCAAACCCCGGAGGATGATCTCCTGTCGGCGTTGTCTGGCGATGAATCGGAAGTCGATGAAGACCAATCCGAAGAAACCGCAGAAGACGAAGCGGACGGTGAGGTAGCGGAGGAACTTGAGGAAGTCGAGTTTGAAGGCGTGGCCGCGAAGGTCCCGCCCAAGATCGCCGAAGTTCTCAAGAAGGCCGAATCTCTCCAGAAGGACTACACGCAAAAGACGCAAGAAGTTGCGGAGACTCGAAAGGCAGTCGAGGACAAGAGCCAGTATCTCCAGGCGCGGGAAACGATCCTGCAGCACGCTTTCAAGGA